ACAACTTCACCAGCATACTCGTCAGGGATAGGAATATAGACCTGACCTGCCGTTGATACATCAATAATAGTGAATTGTAAGGTTGTCTTTAATTGTGTAAAAGCCATGCTTAAACCCTCTTAAATTCTGGTGCATCATCTGGAACGTCTTTAGTAGCTACGCCTTTGAAATGCTTGTATTCATCATCAGACATTAAGACTTTGAAGCCTTTTTTGACTTTAATGCAACCACCATTAGCGCCCTCTAGGCCTAATGTGTTCTTGCAATAAACCATTGTCTTACGTTCTCGTTTTTCGTCAGCCATTTACGCCACCTGTTAAGGTAATAAAGGGGCCGTAGCCCCTTGTGTTTATGATGTGCTCAAGTCAGCAATAATGCCGTTACCTGCTTCTTGACGCGCTTCTAGGGTATATTCTACCAGCATCTGCTTGCGATCAGTATCACCAGTTTTGGCAAGATCAACAGATTGGAAGTCACGCAGTACAGCCATAGCCCAAAGATTAGTATCAAGAACCAAGGCTGAACGATCACGCTGGAAACGGTTATAAACTACTTCCAGGTTACCAAAGTCTGATACATAAACGTGAACAGCAGCATTCAATGCCTGCTCTGTCGCGCTGATCTCTCGGGTTGCATTACCAGTGAATGCAGAGATTGCCTGCTTGTTGAATGAGCCAACACTGATGAAGTCTGGATCACCACCGGCATCTGCCGCAGCAGCCAAGACAGTTTTAAGCTGAGATTCTAAGAACGCTCGCTGTGTACCGTCTGTTCGTGCGTCTGTGCCGTCACCTGTTGGATCTGCGCCACCAGCACCGAAATCGGTATTAGTAGTAATCCAGGATTCAACACCGGCCAGCTCTCGGGCTGTAGTGTCGTTACCTGCCACTTTAGCATTGTTTGCTAACAGTGAAGATTCAACGTCACGCTTCAATTCCTTACCGCGCAATGCAACCTGATAATCCATTTCGTCGCCACGACCTGCTGAGTCGTTAGAACGCTGTGTACCTGTAACTCTTGGCACTTTATCAGAAATCTGAGTGTTGTTGCCTAGACGTACAGTAGGGGTTGATGCGTCTGTAGTAGCGTCATCGCCTTCGATTACTGCATTGGTTGCGCTAGCCGCTGTTAATGTATCTGTCTGCCACTCATGGTTAGTTGCTGTCGCTGTGGTGCGTGCAATTCGTGACATAAATGGAGTTGCTGTTGGTGCAATGTTCCAGATTTGATCAGAAAGATCCTCTCTGTTACCAATTGCATCATATGAACTAAAAGTATCTGCTGGCTGTGTCATGGTTTCTTACCTCGTTTAGCTTTTGATAACGCAACAAATGCATCAATATCATCGCCTTTCTTGGCGTTGCGCAGATTATTAATACCTTGCGCTACTTGATCTTGACTCGTTGTTTGCCTTCGTTGCCCTGGTTTCACTGATTTAGGAGCAGTCTTAACCTCTTTGCTGATACGAGTCTTTGTGTTCTGCAATCTACGATACTCTTTAGCATCCATAATGATCGCCCAAAGTCTTGCATCAATAAACTGTCCAGATTCTTCATCTGTTACGCCTCTAGACCTTAAGTATTCTCCAGCTGCTTCGAAATCCTTTGCACGTTTATCATCTGTCCAGGTTGGCCCCATAATATCAATAAGCTTTGCAGTTTCCTGGCTAATCATTTCTTGCCGTTTACCCTGCTGTTTCTTATCTAGTTCCAGTTTTTCCCGTTCAAATGCTTCCTTTCGTTCATCCTGTGCTTCTCGCTGCTTTAAATACTCACCTGGGTCTGTATCGCGTAGTTCTTCCCAGTTTATAGAGTCTTCTTTCTGCTCAATAAATGCCTGTAGTTGAGTAAGCTTCTCTGCCATTGCAACGTTTTGTTGCTCTACGACTTTCCGCTCATCTGCTAGAAGCATCGTCTTTTTGCGATAGTCCTGATCACGTTGATAGCCAGCTTTCCGCTCCTCAAAGTTAACCTCCGACTCTACACCATCAACTTTAACAGTGAAGGTTTGGGGTGCTTCTGCTTCGTCTAGCTCCTCAGTTTCAAGGGTCTCGCTACCTGACTCCATAGCTTCTTGCTGTATGCTTTCGGCTACTTCTTCAGGCTGAGATTCAACAGCTTCCTGTTGTACCTCTTCAGTGCCACCAGTTGTCTCGTCGAGGTCTGGTTGATTGGCCTTTCTTTGCTCTTGTAGTGATGTTACAAAATCACTTACACTTGATCCAGGTTGGTTGTCAAGCATTGTCTATCTCCAATTATATCAAATTAATCTATGGTTTGCTAAATAATCGTTTCTTTTCGACTACCTTGCCGCCCTCATAGACACGTTTTAGGGTTTTCTCTAATCTGTTTAAATTCTGTAGCGTCCTGGTTGCTTCCTGTAATGCTGCAATATCAGACGGTTTAATGTTAGATAAGGACTCAACATGGGCAGCCCGAATCAGCATCATTGCCTCATTGTATACAGGGTTATCTAGTATCTGTCTGGCTAGCTCTGCACGTTGTTTCTTTAGATTCTGCCGTTGTTCAATCTCTGTTACATCAGCCATTATTCTTTACCCTCTTTAACACTGGTATCTATGCCACTAGCTTGAACCTGCTTAACTTCTTCTGAGGTATTATCCTGCTCAGTTGCAAGCTTGGTGTAATCAAATGTTGTCTGTGTAGCAAGCTGGTCATATTTGAATTTCAGGTCACCAATTTCTGATCGGTGCTTAGAAACAAGATCCTGTATCTTCTGCTGACTTGCGTTCTCTATCTCTAGAATCTTAACCTGACCTTGGAATTTCTGTTCCATCTGCTTGATCTGGATTGCCGCCTCTGCCTTGACCTGTTCAGCTTCTGCCAATGGGTTAGACTGTTGTAATGCTTCATTCATTTGCTGTACTTGACGCTTAAGCATGTCACGCTCTGCTGTGATCATTGATTCTGGTGTTTCAGGGTTGTTCCAGAACTGTTCTACTGAATCTCTACCCATTACCCGAGTAATCTCTGCAAGTGTGTTGTATACCTTTTGAATGTCTACTAACGGGCTACCCTGCTGCTGAAAGCCTACTTGCATTTGAAGCTGTGCGTTTAGGTTCTGCAATATCTTATCGTCGTCACCGGCTCCTGTGCCAACCAGAGCAGCAATAAAATGATCATGCTTCCAGCTTGTAGGGTTCACAGCCATCTGTCGGCCTAATACTCTGAACTCTAACTCTTCATCCTGGAAGTGTGTAGCGAACCATGCAATGCCTTCCCATAAGTCACGATAGCCTGTCTCTGCAATGTTACGGGCTACTAGTTCTATCTTGGCTGTTGCTGCGTCCTCCATGCCACTGAAACGTGTTGCCGTCTCTTTGTGCAGGTTGTCAGCTTGTAAAGCCTGGTTAGCCTGCATAACACCTGTAGACTGTGCTTTCTGCCCTTCCATGAACTGAACAACTTGCAATGCTCTATCACCAATGTACTCAGTAGCAATAGGCATTAATGCTTGCTGTGGAATGCCTTCAACAGAGATTAGACCGTCTAGCCTAATATCCATTAGATCATCTAGATCGACCATACCTTCAGTGTACGCTGTGCGTGGGTGGTTAACTGCTGCAATGTTGTTGACAATACCGCGACGTAAGAAAGAGTTAACACGTTGGTACTCCATAGCTAACTCAGCTCTCGGAACACCGATCAAGCTATTAGGTGATAGCATGGAACTAATAAATGCGTATGGCACATGGGCGAATGGCTCGTTCTCGATGATTTTATTGCCAATCTTAATTATGTGTCTGCGCTCTGCTATTCCGTCATTATCCCAATCAACAAGCATATAAACATCTTCGCCTGTTACTTGCTGGTTAGCCCATTCACTTATATTGGTGTCATCATTGCCGCCCTGCTGTTTGTATCGTGTACCTTTGAGCGTTGAGCCTGTTGCATCTGTGTTAGTGTTTGAAGCTGGCAGGCTATCAACTAGATCATGGCTAAAACCTTCTGCCATTAGCTGTGAGCGTGTTTTAGTAAAGCGCTTCCCGATTGTCTCGGCATCTGCTTTGTTCCAGGCATTACGGCTTATTATCAGGTCTTCGAATGGAATGTTATTGATAAAGTAATCTTGTTTCTTAGTGGTTATCCTTGCCAATATTTCAAATGTACCGCCTTCTTCTTCATCCTTTTCAGCTACTTCAACCTTATCGACAGTAGGATCTGACTCAATCTCCGTGAACAGCACCGCCATTTCCTGCTCGGTTAATCCTTTATACCGCTTGAACCGTGGTGTTTTAACTTCTTCTACACCGTATTCAACAGCACCGACTGACTGATATTCTGAGTTCTTTAACCAGCCTGTTTGTGTTCGATATGAATGTTTAGCTGTTTT